AAATGTTGCGTTAGTAGGTCTTGGCATAGCAGCAGGTAAAAAAGCTGGGGATAGATTGAACAGAATGGAATTTGTAAACACTGCAATACATAGAGTTTCACCTGAAAATAGGATGCACCCTGAAATATTAAAATTAGCTGATGAATTAGACGGAAGAGTAGGCTCATATTACAGCAGACTTTCTTCCTTGAACAGGGATGTAGAAAAACTCGATGATAATAATAAAAAGATTTTGTACAACTTAATGAGTGGCGATTTAGGTAAAGACGAATTAGTAGCTTTATCCAAAGGCGAAGCAATAAACAGGCAGACAAGGGTCGTTGGGGATATAAACCCTGCTACTGAAAAACCTTGGACTAAATCAGAAATATCAAAACTTACAGCAGAAGAACAACTAGCTTTTAAAAACAAAGAAATGAAAAACGAAGCTATAGAAGATTTTTTAGGAATAGGTTTGCCTAAAGAAACAAACAAGCTGTTAAAAATGAATGACGAACAAACTGATATTATGAAAGGTATTGGTGAAGACATGAGGTTAGCAGGTATTATTGATGACGCTGATTTTAAAACAAACATAAACTCTTATTTAAAAAGAAATTATGCAGTATTTGAACAAGCATTAGGTCCTAAAAAAACAAACAAAATTGTATCTACATTAGATAAAATTAAAGGTAACTCTTTGTATAGTAGAGGTACTATATATAATTTAGGAAACAAAAACACTTTTACTAAAGAAGAATTAAAAGGAATTGTTCCTGGATTAAGAGCAGAAAGAAAATACGATTACAGAATAATGCAGACTTATGGAAAAATAAGAGACGAAGCAGGTAATCTTGTTAACAGAATTGATGATGTTGCTGACCCACAATACAACAAAGCATTAAACCCTCTTGAACAAACATCCAACTATGGAGTTGTTATAAGAAAAAGTAAAGACAACCCTAATAAGTATGAAGTTGTAACACAATACACTAAATTAGAAAGACAAGGTCTTAAAGAAATAGAGGATGTTTCTATGTCTTTAGCTAAAACTGCATTAGAGTTAAGAACAACCGTTGGTATTGGTAAATTTTACGCAGAACTTTATAACACAGGCATTGCCAAGGGTTTTGTAATGAACTCATCTGATGCTTTAGTTAGCAAGTTAGCTGAGAAAGGTTATAAAATATCTGCCAACAAAGGTGAAAACGGAAGAGTAATTGTAAACACAGCAAAGACAGACGAAATACAAATGAACATGTACAAACTTAGGTATGCAGATGAAACTTTGCCCCCAGGTTTTAAACCAGGACAACCACTTCCTGATGTGCCATACATAAACCTAGGAAGATATAATAAATTAAAAAAAGAATTGGAAAAAGAACAAGGCAAAGCATATCAAGAATATTTAAAAATCAAAAGGAAAGAAGAAGGAGAATACACATCAGCTACCGTTGCTAATCCATACATTAAAAAAACAAAATTGGCAGATGGTAGTAAAATAGAAGAAGAGTTTGTGTATGTTCCAAAAGCAACAGAGCCTGACCCAACAGGAACAGGCAAAGCAATTACAACATTCGGTGGCGATAACGGCACTAGCATAGCTACCTATGGAAAACTAAATGGAAATTTAGTAAGAATGAGTGAATATAAAGATATGCAACTTCTTAAGTCGCTTAGAGAAAATGATGGCTCAAGAATTTTAGGAGAAGGATATTTTAAATTAAACAGTTTTTGGAAAAAAACTAAAACAGTTTACAACCCTGCCGTTCATGCAAACAATTACATATCTAACTATACGTTATATTACGGTGGCAATGGTTCATGGAAACAATTAGGTAAAGTTCACACAGACGGAACAGTTGGTCAAATATTAGGATTTGAAAGAGGTATTGTAAAGTGGAATGATTTAGACGATGACTTAAAACACATGTATGAAAGTGGTGTGTTTGGTCGAGACCTAATATCAGCAGAATTAAAAATGGCAGATGCAGAAAGATTAGCAAAAATGTTTTCAACAAAAGAAGCTGAGCAAACTGGAGATTGGTTTTCTAGTGCTGTAAAAACCATGGACAATTTGTTAAGCAAAACAAAATTATTTAATCCAGTTAAAAAGCTAGGTCTTTATTTAGATGACAAAGCAACAGGCTGGTATCAAATGGAAGATAGATTATTTAGGGTAGCGTTATACAGAAGCAGACTTAACCAAGTTAATCCTGAAACAAAATTAAAATACACAAGAGCCGAAGCAGCAAGAGAATCTATAAAACAATTTGTAGATTACAATATAAAATCCAAACTTGTAAACCAAGCAAGAAGCATGTTTGTGCCTTTCTTGTCATACTCTTACAGAATTATACCAAGACTAGCAGAAATAGGATTAAAGCATCCTGAAAAAGTAGCTGTAATTGCAGCCCTTGGTTTTGCAGCCAATGATATATCAAGAGGTTTGACTGGTGCATCAAAAGAAGAAATGGATTTAGAAAGAAAATTTATGCAAGAATTCAACACACAAAACATGTTTGGATTGGGTGCAATGCCTGAAGCCAATATAAGAATTAAAGGTGGCGACAAGCCTAAGTATTTCAACTTTAGCAGAATGTTGCCAGGTGGCGATGTTTTTATGGTAGGTGGTGCAACTCCAGGAGAAGTTCCATACGCACCAAGGTTTCTTCAGCCTGGTGGTCCTGCGTATGGTGCAGCACTCAACGCAGTAGGCATAGACCCATTTACATTAAACCCTGATAGAGTCAATGAAGTTGGCATGAATAGGGCAGAAATAGGTTTAGAAAGATTTAGTAAAATTGCTAAAGATTTTGTGCCTAACCTTCCATATGTTCCTGAAGCGTTGGGAGGTAGTTTTTCATACAAAAAAATAAAAAGAGCATACGAAAGAGAATATGGAGACAAGCCTAAGTACAATACATTGGATGACCCATTAACAACCTGGGAAGCAGTTGCAAACTCTTTGGGATTTAAAATAAATACAGCAGATGTAAACAGATTAAGAAGATTTAAGTCAGCAGAAACCACAAGAATATCATCACAGTTTAACCAAAAAAGAAAGAGACTTAACAACGACAGAATGAAAGGCGTAATATCATACGAAGAATACTTAGAAGAAGTACAACAATTAAAATTAGATTTTAAAGAAACACTAGACGATTTAAGGAGTGAAGAATGATACCCATGGAATTATTAAGCATGTTAGCGTCCACCGTATTAGGTGGTGTTATGTCTATCATGGCACAGAAAGGACAGGCTGAAGCTGAAAGAGAAAAAATGTTAATGGCTAGAGCAAACTTTGCAGCCAAACAAACTGATAAAGCTAGAGCAGTCTCTGACCCTCACACTAAGCACACAAGGAGATGGATAGCCTTGATGTGTGTATTTAGTATTATTGTAGTACCAATCGTTGCTCCAATCTTTACTGATGTTAATGTGGCATATCAAATTGTAACCGAAGCAGATAGTGGTTGGTGGATATTTGGTTCAACTTATGAGACTTCATACTTCCAAGAAGGTAATACAATCTTTATAACTAACTTACAATCACACACAATCTTCTCAATTATAGGGCTATACTTTGGTGGCTCACTAACAAGGAAATAATTATGGCAATCGAAAGAGCAGGTGAAAAATTTTCAGGATACAACAAACCTAAGAGGTCAAGGAAAGGTGGCAAGAAGTTTGCTGTCCTAGCTAAAGAAGGTAGCACTATCAAACTAATAAGGTTTGGCGATGCCAACATGACTATTAAAAAGAACATACCTTCAAGACGAAAATCTTTTAGAGCAAGACACAAGTGCGATACTGCTAAATCTAAATTAACAGCGAGATACTGGTCATGCAAAAAATGGTAAAAGAATGTACGGTTATTCTCTTGCTTACTATTTTAGTTCTCGGAATAGCTGACGCATTAGGCGATGTAACCTCATCAGGTGCAACAACCAACACACAGTCTAACAATGCAGGTTCTAACACAGCAATCACTGGTGGGTACGAATCCAGCACAACATATCAATCAGGCTCATCTAGCAACACAACCACTACGAACAGTACCAACAACAATACCAATACTAAAACAGCCGTAAACAGCTCCTCAGCCCCTGCTATGAGTGTATATGGGCAGGACTCCTGCGTTATACCATTAGCAGCAGGAATCACAGTCATCGGATTCAGTGGTACATACGGTAGTTATTACACTGACCCTAACTGTGAAAGGAGAAAGTCTGTATCAGTCTTAGCTAAACTAGGTATGAAAGTCGCAGCAATATCATTGATGTGCCAAGATGAAAATGTATGGAAAGCAATGATGGATGCTGGTACGCCATGCCCTATTGATGGATTGATAGGAGAAAAAGCTAAAGCTAGATGGATGGAAAAACGTAAACAAGAATTAACAGGAGCTACTCAAACTAAACCGAGTATGACTTGGAATGATTAGAGCAATACTACTATCTTTAATAATAACTGGTTGTGCTACACACTCAGTTACTTTAGGACCAATGACAGTTTATGGGAGCAATGAGCAAGAAATATACCTGCCTGAAAGACAATGAAATATTTAATACCTTTATTATTTCCGTTAATGGTTTTAGCAGACAGTCAAACGACTGGGAACTTAATTATAAATGGTACGTTTGAAAACAATAACAGCAATAACTGGACTACATCAGGAGATGTTCAGGTACTAGGCGACTGTTGTGGTAGTAATTACGACCTAGAGTTTGGAGATAGTGGCAGTATCGAACAATCATTTGCCCTCATATCAGATGATATAACACAGCCAATGCTTAACAACGGCATAACTTTGAACTCTAGTGTCCTAGTACAGAATGGAGAATGTGGTGTCTCAGGTTGTTGGGGTGGAACAGGTGGTGCTGATACCTTTACAATAAGACTACAGATAAGAGATTCAGATAACAACATCTTGTCTGTTACAACACAGGAGAGAACTAATGTTACAGGAATTAATGGCAAAGATTTTACAGATAGTGTCTCGTATACAGGTACTGGTAGCAACATTGGAAATCTTTTTATTAGTGGGTCTGACGCTAATAGTCCTGCTAATCTTGGTGGTCCTAATATAGATAATGTTTCAGTAACAATGACATACGATGATACAGTATTGTCAGCTACACAGACCTTACATATTACCACTACCTTTCAAGAGATAGAGGAAGTATTGTTTAATGAAATAGAAACGGTAGAGTTTATACCAATAGAAGAGTTTGTTTTTGAAGTGTACGAAGAACCAGTTATCCAAGTCTTTGAAGAAATATACATTGAAGAGATAGCTAAAGAAGAAATTAATATAGGAACAATTAACGTGTTCAAAGAAATACCTATGGAGGTAGCATATGAAGAACCCAAGACCATCGAAACATTCTCAACAGAAATCCAAGGCTTTGAAGAAAGAATTGAAACAACAGAAAGTTTCAACAACACGCCAACAAGCGAAGTCATACAAGAGTTCTTTGCAGAAGAACAAACCCCAAACTCTAGCAGAATCTCTCAGCGAGAAACTCCACTTGAAGAAGTTGGAGGAGGAGCTGAAGAAAGAACAAGCGTTGAAGAAACAGCAGGAACAGGAAATGAATCTGCACCAAGAGAAAACGAAGAAAGAATTACTACAGAGTCTAGAGAAGAAAGCACAGTCGCAGAGTCTACACCTGAAGCTGTGGAACAGACTGAGAGCAATACTCCTGAACCTGAAGCAGAAACTACAGTCGCTTCTGAAGAAGTAAATGAAGCTGTCGGAGAAGGAGAAGCAACAGATAGTGAATCAGGAAATGGAGGAACTGAGACAGTTGCTTCAAGAGAAGATGCCCTCGAAAGCCGAGATAATGAGGTGGAAGAAAGCAGGGATAGTGGAAACACTACAGTCAATACTGAAACTATTTCAATAGAAGCTATAGAAAAGAAAGTCAACGAAACTATTAAGCGAGTAGACCAAAGGTTAATTGCTACTTCATTGATAGTAGCTAAAGCAATGCAAAGCCCAGTGTCTCTTGACAGTTATAGTAAAACCAACAATAATATATTTAACAATCAATTAAATATTGATGGAGGTAGTTATGATGACCAAAGAGAATATGTTGATTTGCGAGATATATATGTTGAGAATCAAAGTGTTTACAACGACTCTATGGCACAACGTCAAACAAACATTCAGAAAAGTATTGATGAAGTTATAAGAACACAAGAACATTTAAAACAAATAAGAGGATATTAATATGGGAGTTAAAGAATGGCTTGGGATAGGCTCACTCATAATTACATTACTTGGGTTTGCTATATTCCAGGGCAAGTTAATAGAGAGAGTACAGGTACTAGAATCTAAACAATCAGTAGATATTAAACCGTTGACAGCAGACATTGCCATTAACAAAGCTGAGATAGCAGTATTAAATGCTAAAGTTAATGAGATGAAAGCAAGGTCAGACAACCCATTAGGACAATAAGATGAGAGTAGCAGACGAAAAAAAAGAAAAGATGTTTGTTGAATACATGACCAGTGGAGACACAGTGTCTAACGCAACAGCATCAGCAAAGAAAGCAGGGTATACAAAGAACCCAAGTCAGCATGGCTATTGGCTAAAGAAAAAGTATGATAAAGAAATAAGAAGTATCAATGAATTAAAGATTACTTCTACCTCTAGTTTAGCAATCAATGTGTTAAAAGATTTGTTGGTCAACTCAGAACAAGACTCGGTCAAACTTAACACTGCAAAACTATTGCTTGAGCTAGGGAATTACTCACAACAAAACATTAACCTAAGCGTTGATGATGTAAGTTCTAAGACAGATGAAGAACTAGTCAAAGAGTTAAGAACTCTAATGACTAAGATGCCAAGCATTGCACCTGACTTAGCCGAAGGTATACCTGCTATACCTGTAGAAGAAGAAGACGAGGAAGTTAAAGTTAAGCATTAAGTTTTTCTAACGCTGAATCTTCAAGGTCTCTAAGTTTTAACATAATTTTATCATAACCATTCTTAATGGTTTTAAATGTAGGCATATCTAAATCCATCATTATCATTCTTGAATCATCATCAAAGATAAACATACCGTCTTTGCAATGGTTACATTTTTCTATCGTATTATTAAATACATTCTGCCCCACCCCATTACAAAACGGACACGCCTGTAATAAAGATTCAACAAGACAGCAATCAATAATAGTTCTGATTATATTGTCTCCCCTCTTTAACTCTACGCCTTTAAAAATATCCAACGCATTTGTATAAAAAGAATAAAACAAATCTGACCTGGATTGATTGTCATTTAAAAACTTAGCCATGATAATAGCTACCTCATCTTTACTCAGGTTTGAATAAGACAAGGCAGTATTAATATCCTCGGCAGTAACACTGTCGTGAGACTTACCCATGCCTATCGCTGTCATGTCTACCGTCTTAGGTAGTAGTAGTGTTAGCATCTCTAGTTTCATTTCTCAAGACTTCTATTGTGAAGTATACCTCCAATTTTTTTTGTAAAGTTTTTAATTGTTTTTTTGTTGTCATGATACTCGCTTTCTTGCAGATAATATTCTGCTGTATGTATAGCTTTAATTACATGATGTGCAGGATATTTTCTTGTATAAGAATTTAAAATTCCCTTCCATTTATAATTATAAGGAATCCATGTGTCCAACTCATAATCTTCTAAAACATTAAGGTAAGTTCCTTGTACTATTTGTTGCCTTTCTTTTGCAGAATAGTGTGTGTAAAAAAATTCTAAAGTAATTTCACCTTTAGAATTCTTTGGTTTTACGTCATCCATTTAAATCCTCCTTTGGATAGTAAACTTCTACATAAGAACCACAGTTGGGGCATGATAGGTTTGTTACGATAGAATGTTCCTCACTATCTTCAACATCATGGTCTCCTCCCCATATTAGTTCCGTGTTGCAGTGCCAACAGTTCATGCGTTGTCTTCTAACTCCTTTACAGTCTTTGCTTTGTATCTTTGGCTAGAATACTCACGCATTTTTTTAAGCCTGTCTTCTCTTTGTTCAGGTGTTTCACTAGCAATTCTTTTTTTCTTTTGTTCTAAAAGAAACTCTTTCTTTTCATTATACCTCTTCAAAGAGTATGCAAGTTTCTTGGCACGGTTCTCAGGGTTTCCGTACCACCTGTCCCAGTTTGCTTTCCAATCCTTTGCCATTGATTACTCCTTTGCATTTTTTATTTGTATGTTTGCTGACTGATATCCTTTGTCCTCATCAAACTGTCCCCATAAAGAGATGTCATAAGTCTCTCCTTTCTTTATAACAAAGTCTTCATATGCTGTAAACTTTGCATTGCTTCCTATAGGCTTAGGGTTAGTACCCTCAGTCTCCTTGTGTATGTTCATCTGTTTAAATAACACCGATATAACATCGTTGTATACTTCATTAAAAAATAATTTAATTGTTATCTTATCCATTACTTAGTCTCCGTTCTGTTGATAGAACCCCTTCTCTCTTCTTTCATTTGCACTTACAGTTTGAAAGAGTCTGAGCTTGTGTTCTAGGTTATTTATTTTTCCAGTCGTTAATGACTCGGATTCTTTTGCATCAGCAATCAAGTCGTTATATTTAATAACGTCTTCATCTGTGTTTGCTATTGCTTCTCTCATAGGTTGCGTTGCTTTTAATTCAGCCGTATTAATTAGAGCCAAAGAGAAAGCAACCTCCCTTTTCTTTGTGTATTTATATACATCAGCAGTAGCCTTAGCCCTAAGTTCTACCAGTTTAGCGTGATAGTCTAGGGCTTGTTCCAATTCTAACTGAGGTAGTTTAAACATTAGCCACCTTCTTTACATTAGTAATCTCTGTGTAAGGACACTTGCCTTTATATATAAAGTCTTCTTTACTGTTCCTTTTAGTCTTAAAGTTTTTATCTAACTCCCCTACAAGAAGATAGTTAGCAAACTCTTTTACTTTTGGAAGCATAAAGTTATCTACATAATCTTTGTTGTAAGGAATACTAAAGACTTTAGAATTTCCCATTTGATATATACAGAAGTAAGTGTGCTTTCTAAATGTTAAATGCTGTTGAAAATATACTTGAGGTAAATACCTTTGGATATACTTATCAAAATCATCCTGAACAAAGTAAGGTGCTTTAACTTCCACCAAACTTTCTTCTCCTATGTAGCCGTCAGGTGTGCATGAAAAAGAAACTTGTGTTTCTTTATTGCCTATATAAACATAGCTTGTATTCTTCTGCTCCCCTAACAGTTCGCTGCCACAGTTACGAACCAGCTCACCTGTTGTTATCATTACCTGTGCTATGCCGTACTTCTCACACTCATTACCGTGTGCTACATACTCTTCATTGACAGGCTTGTCTTCTTTGTTACCAACCAGTATCTCGAAGTGATTTTGCCTAGAGCAATAAGCATCCATGCCTATTACCCTAGAAATCATACTGGCTCTTAGGTTATATGCTTTGCCCAAGTTCCTCTACTCCCATAGGTTTACCTTTCTTTAGATTCTTTTCTAATTTCTCAAGGTCTCCCCCTATATCTTTTTTGGTTTCATTATCTACAACTTTCTTTGGCTTATCATTGACAGCCTTGCCACTGGGACTGTTGCCCACAGCTTTGTTGCCGTCATCATCCTCTGAAGGAAGACCGTACAAAGATTGTAGTCCATATCTTTTTGCATAGGTTATGCCTGACCCTAGTTGATGTGGGTTAGTCATGTCTTTGCAAAAGACTGGCACTTTACATTTAATAGATTCAGCAGTATCAATATGTCTTATGCTGGTTTCTACAAAGACTTGCATGTCATCTGTAAAGTTTACTTCTTGTGTAAACACAAGACCAAACTGACTGCCTTGATTGACTGCACTAATCACATTTTCCAATGTACTGTACTCCGATTTAAAGTGTGGGTTAGTACCACCTTTAGATGCACTGACACTAAGTTTTTGAAACTCGTTCAATGCTGTTAATAGTTTGCTCATATGTAACCTCCGTTACTTTGATTGTGGGTAGACAGCTTATGGTCTGCCTACCCTTAAATCCTCCCACCACGGAAGGTGTTTATTTCCTACTATAGTATAGTAAAACAAACAAATAATCAAACATCATTTGATTATTAATTTATTCATTTCCTCTAGTAGATATTCTTGCGTCCCAAACTTCTCTTCAAAAACCTTGGTGTTGTGATGTACCCCAGTGTTTCCTTGGTGATGTTCATGGCACAGCCCTATCACTCTATCTTCATCACGCTTACCCATACCAGCTCCAGTCAGATGATGTATACATGGGTCAGAATGAACACCATAGTGAAGTCGGCAGACGATACAGCCTACCGACACCACTGCTTGATAGTGTTTCCGTTTAGCAAGATTAGGTTTCTTAGCTATGTTCCTGCTCCCTTTGTTGTTCTGCAAGACCTTCAGCTTCCATGTCCCACCTTTGCTCCAAGTCATTAAGAAACTCAGTTACCTCACTCATACTCATGCCTACATCTATTAATAATTTAATAGCATTAGCCCTGCTGTAATCCTCGCCTGAGCTTTGTATCATTTCAATTACCTCAAAGTATTTTCCGTTAGCATATCTACTCATAATTTTGTCTCCGTATTCATCAATGTCTTCTGTTTTAATATCACCGTGTTCTTCATAAGTTACCTTCATTTTCTCCCACCTATATTATACTCAAGCATGTATACCACATACCTGCATTGAGTCTCTTTATTAATCTCATCTCTAGTAGTTATCTTATAACCCCTAGCTTTAAGGTTAAAGATGATAGCCGACAATCTTGTTGCTTTGAACTTTGTGATTGCTGTCCAACTATCTATCTCGCCTTTCTTTTTTAGGTGCTTCAATACCTCTTCAGTTTTATTTACTTTCTTTTTCACGTCTACCTCTACTGTTTAGTTTCTTTTTTTCCACGTTGTCCATAAACTCTTTCAATATCTTATTGGGTCTGTGTTCCAGTGGGTCTCTTGGTTTGTAGCCCAGCTTCTTAAAGTCTTCTATCTCTTTCAAGTGAGCTAGACTTTTAATCTTCTTGTCAGATAACTTCTTGCATACCTGCACGACCTCTCTCAAGTCAGGACACCAGTCCTTACCCTCCATAAGTGGCGAGTCAGGGTGAAACAAATCTCCCATAACATCTTTAATGTGTGGTATGCCGTTCAATGTCTTCTTCCATATCTTAGCCGTCATTGTGATACTGCCCTTGCTATCAACAGCACTACCGTATGACGACTTAAACTTATGACCGAACATTGAGTGCATCATTACAAAGAAGTTGCCTATATCTTTATCAGATAACACTACTTCCTCCTATCATGTATGGTTTGTTCTGAAGGTGTACATCCTGTCTCAGACTTACCTGTTAATGCCCTGTCCTCATGGCAATCAACTGGGTGTTTATCTATACCTTCTTTATTCCATTCACATACAAACTCATTATGCTTATAACAAG